TACTTTTACTAACCCCGAAGCCCTTGCTCCATGGGGAAAATTTATGTTTCCCTTAATGTTTCCCGACCCTGCCGATGCCACCGTGAAAACGCCACTTGCTTTTGCTAAGTTCCCCGCTCTTGCCGTATTTGAAGTAGTAGTGTTTTGAGTAAATCCAGAGTGGGTAAATAAAAACGGAGATTGCGCTGGGTTTGTGTTTCTGCTCTCTCTTATAGGCTCAACCCATTCCATACCATTTGCCACAGTATGTTGAAGAACATATCCATCCGTAGGCGAATTATGTATGTCGAGTTTTGGCTCTGATATAGTGTCATCCGCTATCTTAGCGTTCGTTATAGATAAGTCATTTACTTTGTTAGTAGTAACGGCATTCGATGCTATCTTGCCCTCCGTAACGGCTAAGTCATTTATCTTGCTCGTAGTTACCGCTCCATCTATAAGCATTGCCTCTGTAATAGAGTTGTCCGCTATCCAAATATCAATTTGATTGGGGGTTGCATTAGACTGCGTTGTTATGCCAGCTCCCCCGCTAAACGTAAGCACTTGCCCGCTTCCAATAAAGTCGTTTGAGCCTAAGTCCCCTTTCACGGAAAAGCCTGAATATGTAGAGTACCGACCATCTAAGTCCACTACAACATCAGGTAGGCTTTCTGTTCTACTTAGAGTTAATTCTCCATTAGACGTATTAAAAGTAGCACCATTAACTACCCCATCCGCTACGCTACCGCCACCGCCTTGCAAGTCCGTAAACGATGCTTGAACGGTTGTGCTATCTCTTAACGTTATAGTTAAGGTCTTTGTGTTTGTTCCCGAAAACGCAATAGATGCGACTCCCTTCGGGTCAACTTCTGTAAAGTCCCGCAAGTATCTGCCATCTAAATTAACCGTAACATCGGGCAACCCTAACGAACGTTGAAGTGAAAGAAGCCCGCCTACAAATGTCGCTCCATTGACAACCCCATCGGCAGAACCTCCGCCTGAAGCCGAAGCAACCCAAGTGCTTCCATTCCAAGTAAGCACATCATTCGTATTAGGCGATGGTACACTAACATCTCCAATGTCATTCAACTTTGCAATTCCTCCTGAAGTAACCGTTGCCCATTGAAAAGTAGTGCCGTTGTATTGGTAAACCTGACCCGCTGTTGGGCTATTGTCCGCCAATAAATCGCTACCCTCAATCCGTAAGTCAAGAGTATTTGAAAGTACAAAACGATTCAATACCGAACTCCATTGCATTACCGCACCATCATTCTTGTTCGATGCGGCATCAACATCTGTTAAGTCGTTTAGCGATACGGATTGCAAGTACCTACCATCTAAATCTACCGTTGTTTGAGTTCCACCGCTAAGGCTTGCAGTAAGGACACCATCCGCAACATTAAAAGACAATGAACTTAAATTCTCATCTACATACCCTTGCCCAATCACCCAAACCTGCGTTGCAAAGCCTTGTTGGTTTACCCAAGTTTGTGTTGCATATCCTTGCGAAGTTACCCAGCCCTCTGTCGTGTAGTAGTCCTCATCTCTTGCGAATACCGTTCCATCGGTTGCTACAATCAATAAGTTATGTCCAGAAAGAGGTGCATACGCATCAAAGCGTAAATTACTTTGCGCTCTCAAGTCCCCTTGAGCATCAATAGGGTCTGTCGTTGCAGTTAAGCCATTAACAACTATATTGTTGGTAGTAGTTGCGCCCGCATCAGTTACTTCTTGTAAGTTTCCGCCCGCTTCTAAATCACTTGGCAATACATATTCGTATTTTTTTGTGATTGGGTTATATATAGATACTAATGGCTTTGATTGCGTTGGATCGCCAGCAATAGGTTTTGGGTCGGGTCGCGTTGGTCTTGTAACTGGTTTCGAAGTCGCTGGGGGTCTATCAAACTTCAAATAGCATTTGCCATTCTTACCGTTCCAAGTATAGCCATAAAAGTTACAACAATTCTCAGTTGCGTCTTGTGTTATATTGCCATCAGCATCTACGAAGTTTACAACGCCTCTAAAGTCAATTATATTCGTAGGGCTTGGCGTAAGGTTACAAATAACTGGATTCGTTCTAACCGCCTTTAATAATTCAATCTTTGCGCGCTCGGTTAGCGTATCGTAGGTGAATCTTTGAATATAATACCCTTGATTCTTGTATATAACCGAATCATTCAGTTCAAGCGTATTGAGTACGCTCGCGGGAATATGCGCTTCGAGTTCTACTAAACGAGAATCGGAGTCGTATATGTTGCCAATGTAGTTCTCCCAATAGTCGGTAAATAAGTTATCCGTTGGTATGTTTATTCCTGAAGCTACGGCGGGCGGAGCAAACCCCAAGTTAAATGTGGGGTTTTCATAGCCGTTATATGGTTGTAATTGTGGGAACGGTGAAAATACCGACTGAGCGTTCGTTAAAGTGCTTTCAAAATACCAAGTTGGCGAAGGCGATGTGCCATTCCAAAAAGCTAAACGAAGTCCTATATCGACCGATTCGAAGTTCTCATCCGCGATAATAGGGAACTGGATAAGCGATGTAGAATCGCGGACAATAAACGTATTTATAAATCCGCTTTCAATCTTTGTTTCGCCTTCCGCAAATTCATTTCCAGTATCGGATATTTCAACCGATGAATGCGTTGTGCCATATTGCTTGAGGTATTTCTGCGATAATTCATCCTCGCCTTCCGCCATATTAAACGCAAGCGAGCGCGATTGAATAGAGGTCGTAGGTTTAACCGAAATTGGCTTGGCTATATCTACATACTCGGTAAGGTTAAAAAGCGAACCTGCGGCAATCCAATCATCATAGGGTTGTATATGGATTAACTTGTCATCGTAGCGGTCAGGTACAAAAACAAGGTTGTACAATCTAGCTACTTCGGCAATAAATTGCTTTTGCGTTACATCAGGCAATAAAGACGTGAAGTCTAAGGTTGCTCCCGCTGGGTTTAGCGGGACATCTACAATCGTTAATTGCGAGTTTGTAATTGGAATACTTGCCGTAGTAGCCGTCCGAACCCTTATATAAAACTTATATGAGGTATTGGCTAAAAGCGGCAACTCCACATTAAAGTTAAACGCCCCAGTATTATTTGTGCCAAAGGTGAATATCTGCGAAGTCTGAACTTGGTTAGAAGTAAATGGGTCATTCGTAGCGGCTTCAGCATCTGAAATCATTACGAAATCAAGGCTGTACGATGTTGGTTGGGCTTGCCCGCTAATTTGGAATTTGTAATCCCCCGCAACCGCTGGTGTGAATGTAGATGTTGCAGGATTGTATTGAGATGAAGGGTCTTGTATTTCCGTTCCAAAAGAAAGTTGACTCCAACTCGGTTGGAATAGCGGAGTGTTAGGTCCGTAATTAACCGCAGTACCGTTAGTCGCTCCTGAAACATCTATCATTTTAGCCGATGTAACTTCGGCATCAGATAATATACCACCGTTACGCCCCAACATCAAATAGACATCGTTTATGTCGTTGTCTAAGAAAGTCGAAGAATAGCGATAACCGTTTTCCTCAATGATACCCTTAACGATTGTAGATAGTCGCATATAAGGCATAAAATCAGCCTCGTAAACTGGGTCGCCTGAAGACAACGCCGCAAAGCTACCATCGCCATTCAATAATCCTCTGCGGTCTACAAGACCAAAACGAATATCGGAATCACCACTCCAACTTGCGGCTATTTCGCTTATCGTATAAGGTACATCCGTTACGCTTGGTAAATTAAGCGCATCTATCTTCTTCGCTTCTAAAGTTTTTGCCAATGAAGGTGCGGCTGAAGCAACTAAAATTTCATATTGCTTTGGCTCGTCATTCTCAATGATGCAATCAATGAGTTCTAAATACCCCGCGAAGATTTGTTCCGAATCTACAAATAATTGTGCGGGCGTTCTTACATAAGCATTGAATCCACCATCTACATTTACATCGTAGTAGTGTTTGAAGTATTGGTTGTTTCTATCGCTTGCGGGTACGGTAAACGTCTTTGAAATTGGCGCATATATCTTGCCAATATCGCGTACGTTATTTACGCTCAATTCAAGTTCAACTGATTCGTCTTGGAATAGGTCTAAAACAATGCCGCCAGTTTCTACTCTTACCATACCTTGTTAATTGAATCGTATGCGTATTCAAAGTTGAATGTGTAGTTAATTAACCCATCATTCACTCCTTTCTTGAACTCTAATTCTTGCTCGGTTACCTTTACTGGAACTGCAATAACATCATCGTTCTTAGCAACTATCTGTATATGCTCCGATAACATCATTTGCTTATATACTTCGTTCATTGCTTCGGGAACAAAGCCAGTATTCAACTGTATCTTCTCTACGCCGTTCTTAGAGTATTGCCGCTTTTGTGGTTGTGTTCTTTGGCTTGGATTGATGCGCTTATATTCGTTGCTCGTAGTCGATATGCTTTCACTTGACTTCTTATAAAAATATAGATAGTCAAACACGCCATACTTATTGACAAACATAACGGTATAGACATCATACTTAGGCTCGCACGTTACATTGAATTTGTATCTATACACATTAAAGTCGGTGTCTATAAATTCTACAACATAAAACTTAGTAGCATCGGGCAATACGAGTTGACTCGTGCCGATTGGGATATACTTAATTCTTGAAGTCGCAGTTGTCGATACCGTACCTAAAGAAATAGAACCAGTCGTGCCATCATCGGCAAGGTATGCCGCAGAAGCAATAATATCTCTTGCAATTGGATAATAGTAGATAGCATTTTCGGGGATTGAAATCTCCGCAATAGATGTTTGGGGCATATCGGTAATGACCTTCCCAGTTCCGTACCAACTAGCGTTGCTTGCCTCGTCCCAATCCAAATATCCTTGAGTAACCAATGGATCAGTCAACGAAGAAGTTGCTTGGCTATCGAATATAACGCCGTTGTCATCTATATACCCACCTTTAACCGTTAGATGTCTTGCCCCTGAATTTATGTTTTTGATGCCGTTTAATGGTGCGGTATTGATGTCATAATTAGGGTACAATTCACTCTTTACTAATTTGCTTACGTCAAATCGCCCTCTGTTGTTTTCATCAGGCGTACATACTAAACGATACAACGCCGTTCCAATAGAAGACGTGCTATGAACATAAACATCGAGCAAATACTTATAATCTGCCGTTGCTGTTGATTCGGTAACTTCGTATAATATAGGCGACCTTGCGGACAAGCCCCCTGCGGTTGGTTCTTCTGTAAAACTAAATGCCATTATTTGTATTCTTTATTTAGCTTGTCAATCGTAAAGCGCAAGAAGTCTTCAACGTCTAACGAATAAGCCTCTATAATTTCTTGAGGTAAGTTTTTGAACTTACGTTCGAATGGGTCGGTTAAAAAGTTCGTAGCCTCAATACCTTTGCGCTTAATCTTGCGGTTAATCAAATATGCTAAAGAGTTTATTCTAGATTCGGTTGCCTTAATGAATTGACCATTGGAGGCATCGCGAACCCTTAACGGCTTTTGCTTAATCCATTTGCGAATAGCATTAGGAGGCACGCCTTTACCTTTTTTACGCCCTTTGTCAACCCACTCGCCGTACTCCTCCATCATTATGTCGGCACTAAAACTATTAGCAGACGTGTTTACGTTGCCTCTAAGCGAGTTTCTTAGATTTCCAGTATTGTTTATCCGCTTATAGTATATCTTGCCGTTAGAACGCCTTGCTTTGCGTTTCGCGCCTATACCAATCTTTGCAAGACGAACTACGTCGTCCACGAAGGTTTGTAATGCCTCGTTTACTTTTTCTTGCATCAGCAGATATTTGCTTCGTTAGGAACTAACACGGTAAAGTCTAAAGACCAACCCGCTAATAAGTTTGTGTAGCTATCGCGAATAGGTTGTGCGGTTGGGTCGCCAAACACCTGAAACAAATCATCATACGCACTACCACGTCTAAACTGGCTAACGATGTTGTTTAAGAAGTTCAATGTTTCATTCAATACGTCTTGTTCATTGTCTTGCTTAAAGAATGGGTCTAGTTCATCGCGAATGTCTTTGTTGTTGATGTCAACTACATTCAAGCAAATAAGCGTAAAGTCAATAGACGTTGTCTTAGCACCTAACGTTGCGTTTGTGGGTACGATATGCAAAAGCGGGAATATAGTTTGCTTGTTCAAATCTACTTCGCTTATATCGCCTTCAGTTACTACATTGATGTAACCATCAGCGATTGCTATATCTCTTATCTTTTCTGTTATGTGGTAATAACCTTTCATCGTCTTGCTTGCTTAGTTTCCATCTCTATTACTTTGTCGCGGTGATTCGTATATTCCAATGCGGTTAGGAATTGAGTAATGGGTAGTCGTGTAACTTCATCAAGTACCAAAACATTTCCGCCCGCCAAGTTGAAGATGGCAGAATACCAACCCCAACGCTCGGCAAAGATGCTTCTGGCATCAAACCCGCGTTCATCTCCACCTCCTGCAAATGTTTTAGGATAGCGTTTGATAACTCGCTTGCGATAGTCCAAAAAAAAACCAATGCTCCGACCGCTACACTTGCGGGTGCATCTTGTAACATCCCCGCATATTTATCGCTCCCTTCGTATGGCTCAATCTCATACCAACCTTTGCCAGTTTTAACAATAGGTCGATACAATACCGACATCGCTTTGTGCATATTAGACCAATCGCCCATATACGACTCAGCATCTATATATTCGCCCGCTGAGATCTCTTCTAGGTTAGGTACAAATCCCCATTCAATGTTGTTGTATTCGAATGTAGTCTTCAGCGTAGGCTTCTCGTTTAGTACCTTCGACAAGTCAACTGATAACTCATCTAATTGCTTCTTAGCTACTCTTTTTTGTTCTGATACGCTAAGCCCTACAAAGATGCGTAAAGCCGCCTCTACGGCATCTCGTTCGCTATCTAAGTTGGCCACCATATATTGAGCCAACTGGCGAATGGTGATATCGTCTAGCGATTCGGGTAATGTTATTGTCTTTTGTTCTTTCATCGTTATATAAATAACGACTAAACGACTAAAGTGTTAACGTATAAAAAAAGCCCCTACTTTCGTAGAGGCTCTGCTTTTTTTCTGTTTTCCTTACTTTACCACGAGTTCTGCCAACTCATAAAGATCCGGATCCTCATCTACCCAATGCGGAACCAATCCCCACGCATCACCTTGCAAATACCAAATGTGCATACTCGTGTCGTTTGAATTGATGTCCATTTCATCCTCTCGTCGGTCAATATCCAACAATCCCTTTTGGATTAAACTCGATGCCACCCCTCGCAGCCTTGTTGGACCTAATCCAGTAGCTCTCGTTAATTCATCCAATCCTGCATCTGAAAATCCCGCCTCTGCGTACATCTCTGCTGCTAATGCTTCTAATACTTGCTTTTCTAATTCTGTTACTTCAATCGTTTTCATAATTGTAAATTTTAATTGTTGTTTGATGAAGCGAATATAGAACTAATTTTTGAATTACAACACTTTATGCAAAAAAAATTTATCTAACTGCGTATTTGCCTCTATTGGGTTTGTCTTTCATATACATAAAAGCGTAGCGTATCGCATCAATAGCGTGGTTGTAGTCATCAATCGGCGTGTCGCTTTTCTTGTCGTGCCAAACATAGTTATTCAGTTCCTTAGCTACATTGGTGCTATTAGGGGTTAATACAAGTTGGTAGTCTTGCATCTTTAGAATCCCCGCGCGAACGCTATCCGCTCCTTTAATTGTTCCCTTGACATTTAGCCCTTTGCTTTTGAGTTCGGCTATTAGACGTGGTTCTGCACTATCGGCAACAATCAAATCTTTGTTATTAGCGAACCTTGCATTGTGGTTGTATATTTCAAGCGTTGTAAGACCTTCTTTATAGAAACACTCATCTACATATACCTTCATTGCTTTATCGTCAATAGCTATCTTTATAAACGTTGTAGGGTCGATGCTAAATCCGAAGTCTTGCCCGTATAGATACGGAAGGCTATTGTCGAACTCTCCGTGTGTCCAGTTGCTGAAGATAACACCTTCGGCTTTGTCAAGCCACCCACCTTCTATCTTATGCTTATACTTCTTAGGGTTGGATTGCTTCAATCGTTCAACCGTTGCAATGAATGATTGATCTAAGTTTTCTATGTTATCACGGTAGGTCGTATGGATGTAGCAAGTATCGCCTTTAACGCCATTGAAGCCTTCTTTCACTCCTCTACCTTCGAAGAACTTCTTATATACCCAATGTTCTTTTGTTGTTGGGTTCATTATCAGAACAACTCGGTTGTGAAATCCCTTTTGGCGAATAGATAAATCAATCGTATCGAACGTGTCCTCATCAGTAAGTTCTTCGGCTTCATCTAGCACCCACGTAGTAACACCTTGCAATGATTTTAATGCGGCGGTTTGGTCGCCTGAACTGGTCTTAATGCCCTTAAATACAACTGCGCTATTAGTAGCCGTGTTTATGATTTCATCGCGGGTAATCTTATAAGCGGGTGCAATATCGAGTAGTTCTAACTTCTCAACAAATTCAGGAATAATTGATAACCCCGCCGATACCATCGTGTAACGTGTAAATAAGATGCGATGCCCTTGCTCCATTGTTAGGAGCGAAAGGAATGCACCTGCGCTAAACGACTTAGAAGAACCACGACCTCCAGTTAAAATATAATAGCGCACCGTTTCGGGTGCGCTAAATAAAGGTTCGTATTTCGGGCTTAGTTCGATCACTTCTTAAAGCGTAGAACATCGCTAATCGAAAAGTCATTAAATGTATGCGATGCGTTAACCGTTTCTTTTGGCTTGCCGTGTCGGTAATTCATATACAACTGGATGGCTCGCATATCGCCTTTGAGAATTAGCTTCATTAGAATAGCGATAACCTCGTCTTGGTTAATTACCTTGTCGAGGCGTTCAATTAGTTGTTGCTCATCGCTTCTCGATGGTCTACCGTGTCCCTTAGCGTTTTGATTTCCTTTTGGCGCACCGCGCTTACCTTCTGCCATATTGTTATAGATTATCTATATAAATAACGAAGCGATATAAATGTTGTTTATAGTAGCTTGCTTTGGTGGATGTCTATAAGCATTTCTTTGTGTTGCTTTTTATCGCCATATTCTAAATGGCAACTTCTACATAGTGCTTGAAGATTGCTTATATGGTCTTTTGATTTGTTACCGCCCATTCCTCTGGCTTCTATGTGATGAATATCAACTGCCTTGCTTCCGCATACTTCGCAAGGGATGAACTCGTAGCCTGAATAGCCGAAGTAATCTAAATATATTTTAATATGCTTTTTCATATTGTCAGAACATTGTTAATTGTTGCTGGTGTTGTTTCAATCGCTTCATTGCCGCCTCGTAGTATTCTTTGTCTAATTCGCAAGCGGTTAAATCGAACCCTAAGTTATGGCAAGCAATGGCAATACTGCCACTTCCTAAATGCGTATCGAGTATCTTATCGCCTTCTTTGGCATAGTTCATAAGTAGCCATTCGTATAGCTTAACGGGCTTTTGGGTTGGGTGTATTCTTTGCTCTTTATTTTTCATATTTTGCTGAAGCATACCCGCCCACTTCCATTTTACCTTTCTTACACTTGTCTTAAAATTAGTCCAAGCTAATTCGCAGTCGGCAAAGTCAGTATCACCATTGTCTTTGTCCCATACTATCCAACAAGGGCTATTATCTAAATACTTAACAAAATAATTACCTCCCCAAATAATTTGATGTTTACTTACTCTTTTTAGCTCGGAAAAGTATTTTGCCGTTGGAGTTGCATTATCCCAATCTTTTTTTGTGTACTCAATCTTTTTTGCAACGCCGCCACCTTTGCCTTGACTTTGGGCATTTATTCCTATCCCATAAGGTGGGTCAACAATAGCTAGTTCGAAGTAGTTATCTTCGTGTCTTGCCATTAGCTCCATATTGTCTTCGTTGGTTATTTTAATGTTCATTGTCGGTAAGTATTGAATCGAATATCTTATTGTCTTCTACCTTAATTATGATGCCTTGTGAGCCAATAGGTAAGTCTTTCTTTAGTATTTCAATCTTGAAGCCTTCGTATATTAGGATCATAGTGCTTTATCTTTTTTGTTACCACCGCCTGCAACAACGCTTTGTGCTTTAGTTGCCAAAATAGGAACGTGAATTATATCGTTGAAGTTCCAACTAGCTAACTTGTTAATTAGTCTATTGTCGCTACAAGTGAATTCATCCCATTCTATGTAGTATTTCTTATTAAACTTATAGTGAGGAAACGCGAAGCATCTGCCTCCGATTGTACCTATCTCGGCTTGCTGATGATTCGTTAGGTTGTTAATTGCTTTGGGGGTCGGTAGCACTTTGCTACCAAACGCCCCATCAAACAAAAGTACTTTATCATCCTTCATATACGATGCGAGTTGTTCTATTGCATCATCTGAAGCTAACATATCATCATCATCTAAATACATAATGTAGCCGCTATCTACCATCTTGCTAAGTGTGTTTAGGTATAGATTGTAGGGTGCGTGTTTACAAGTATGTCCTCTGTCTTGGTATGTTTTATTATTATCTCTAATTGTCGGGCAATTATTGATAACGCATACATCTACGTTCTCTTCGAATCCGCAAGTGCCTTCTGAATGTAGCCATATCTTTATATTGGGATAGGTTTGATTCCATATAGACTGCAAGCAATCGTGTAGGTAGTTAGGTCTGTTGGATGTTCTTACTAGGATGTTTACTTGTGGGTTCATCGTTGCAAGTCTTCTAACGTATCTAATACTATTGGGCTTTGCTGGTAATCGGGTTCTTGTGGGAATCCGAATTGGAGTATGTATGTTGGATCATATCCAGTAATGATTTCAGGCAATGGGTTTTTTAATTTGTATTCAGTGCCTGCTTCCTCGCCTTCACCTCTATTATATACTTTCTTGTCTAATAAAGCATCAATGGCTTTTTGTGTGTATTGGGTTCTTTTGTAATTACGTTTTTTCATTTCAATGTATCTTTAATGTAGTATTGATCTAATTTATCGGTTACTCCTTCTGCTTCTATTCCGTTAGGAAAGAACTCTTTGTACGTTTCAATAGCGAACAACGTTTTACGCTTTCCACGCTCGTAGAACTCTTCATTTACATCGTATATGCCAATGTCGCAAGACTTTTTGTCTATGGCTACAAACTTAAACGTTTCCCACGACTTACCAAATAGGGTGCAGTAAATGTAGCATTGTACATCATAGCCGTATTTCTTAGCTGAGTATTGGAATCCTGAAAGGTCGGAAGTAGTCTTTAAGTCGATAACCGCGTTGGGTGCTAAGATGTCCGCTTTGGCTCTAAACGGTAAGCCATCTATCATTCCTACTTCGGGTTGTTCGAACTCTGCGCCTTGTATTAGTTCTAAGTAGGCTTCATTGCGTTGCAAGGCATCTACGCACTTTTCTGCCATCTTCCATTCGCTTTCTAATACCACGCTCATTTTAGGGTTAGCGGCTACTTCTTCTTTATACTTGTTCGTATTGCGGCTCTTTACACTTGATAGCGTGTACAAGTTTGGTACTACTTCGGGTTCAAGTGCTAAGTGATGAATCAATCGACCCAAGAATAACGCAGGAGTAGAAGTATCTTTTGAGTACTTCGTTACGTTGTAATAAGTGCGGGGCGAATCCAATAGTAGCTTTAGGCTAGAAGAAGATAGCGCGGCTTTGCCTAAGTAGCCGTAGTAGAAGTTGTCATCTAGCATACGCTCTAATAGCGTTGCTTTGTCGTTTAGACTATTGTCTAGTAATTTGATTACGCTCATTTGTTAGTGCATAAAAGGTTAGTGAGTTCTTGAAGTTCTTCTGCCGATAGCGATATGCTTAGTAAACGCTCGGTAGTAAATTTGGCGATGAAAAGTCCGCCATCACTACGAAATTTTGCGTGGCAAAGACCATTTTCATTAAGGTTAATTAAGTCGCTCATTGTATTGTGATTAGTTAAACAATGAAGCAAACCTACAAAACGCGTTTCACATATACAACAAACTACGCAATTATTTTTGCATCGGATATAGGAATATAGCTTACGGTCTTTTGAACACGCAAGCGATTCGCGAACTCTGATGTGGCTGGATTCTTTGTGTTTGTTTCCCAGTTCAGATCTAAGTCATTTAAGCGAAAGCTAAAAATACCCTTCGGCGTGTGGTTAATGTAAAGAGGCGCATAGCCTATTGCCCGCGCCCTTTTAACTAAACTATCGTACTTTATTTTCTCTATTAGAAGTGTATCGTAATGTGTTCGCCTAGACTTTAACTCAATAAGAAACTTAAATTTATGGCTTATGCAATCCCATTTACTAAAGCTATCTTTCGCTAGTTCTAAATCGAATAGGTAACTTTTCTTTAGGTAGTCAAATAACTCTTGTTCTTTCAAAATAATTTGTTTTGTGCTACGCTTCCTGATATTACGGCAAAGCCTATAAATGCAAAGAATTGTGTTATTGGTAATTGAATGACAGATGCTAAAATAATGCCCCACCAACCGCACCAACAAATGATGCAATTAAGAGGCTTGAAGTCTATAAGGTCTAAAACCTTGTCGGGGAACACCTCCCAAATAAAGTTAAAGGCAAGGGTAAAAAACACCCCCGCCCCTATTGCGCTGAAGACAATTTCAATAATTCCGTAATCCATTGGGTGAAAAGTTTAATGTTAGACTTACAAGCGCACGGTACGCTGAATTTATGCCGAAACGTTCTAGCGTGAATCTCGCTTATCTTACGTCTTTGGGTGTGGGTTATTTTATCGAAGTCGGCTTTAAGGTTATTATCAACCCATTCTTTTTCTTCTTTAGTCAGCGGCTCAGGCGGTAGCCCTTTCCATTCAATCTTTTTGGTCGCGGCGGTTTTTCGCTTCGCGGTAGTCTTTGACCTTCTCGGCTTTCGTGGTTTTTTGGATTTGTTGTCTTGCATTTTTAATTGTGTTATAAATAGACATTGTTGATATTCCAGTTTCTTTTGCTAGTTGTCTTAGCGACTTGTCCGACATCCCGTATTCCCTTAGAAGTTGAGCATCGTACCAATGAAGGTCTGCTTCTTCTACTTCTTTGAGTAACTCCGATTGTTTTTCGTAGTATTCTTCTTCGGCTAACACCGATTCATTTGGGTCGTATTCTAACGCTATGGAATGTTTCAGGTCTTCGATTGGGGTGAATAACTTGTCGTGGCGAACCTTTTGACGTTTGTAATCTAAGAACAACGTAAACAATATACGATAGCAGAAGTAGGTATTGATTTCATCCTTGTATGTTATCCGCTCAAGGCTACCTTCTTTGCGCTCGATGTCCATCAACTTTATAAACATCAACTGGACTAAATCTCCCGATAGTTCTTCGTTCTTGCATATCGACATTGCCATTGCGTAGAACTCATCCCACCGCTTGCTTACGTTATTAACCGTTACATTCATTTAGTTGCTTTATTAGATTTTTTACTTGCTTCTCTAATTCGCTAACTCGGTCAACTAGTTCCGCATACGTTTTAACCTCGCCATCACATAAAACGCTTCGAACTTGAATATCCGTTTCTTTGAACTCAGGCACGTTTTTTAACTGATCATAGTTTTTAATGCCGTGAATAATTGTCGCGTGGTTTTTATCAAACGCTCTGCCGATTTCCGAAAGGGTTAGTTTTCTATCTCGGTGTAAGTAGTTATAAATGCAGGCGCGAATATCGCTATATTGTCGATAGCGGGTGTTTAACCACCTATCGTTCAGTCCCATTGCTTCCTCTACTTCTTTTATAGCATTTTGTGCTATCGTCAATCTGTTTACTTCCATCCTATTATATATTTATGAATATCAATTTCCTTTCTTTCAAAAGTCTTTTCTTGTCCTAAGTAAGAAAGACCTACTATGTTTTCGCCTCTATCGTCTGACTTGGTAAAGAATACGTATTTAGTTTCCATTGCGGCAATTCTACCATCGGGCAATTTCATTAAGTACTTTCTATCCGTTAATACCGAACCAAATTGCGACCGCTTGGTTTTATACCTATAATGATTGTTCCAATGCGTTAGCCAATTTTCTATTGAGTTCTGCATTTTGTAGTTTAAGGTCGGCATTTTCTTTAGTTACTTTTGCGGATTCTATCCGCGCTTGCTGAATCTTTTTTTCAATAGCAAGATGAACGTCAATATGGTAATGAATCGCCTCTATAAGACTGAACACATCAACAATAGAATCGGTTAAGTCTTGTTGAAGATTTGGCGTTACCTTGCCTACCATCTCGTTTAAGTCATTCATTATTTTGTTTCCGAGTTCTATTTTGTCCCGAAAATACAACTCTGTCATTGAAGTGAATACCATAATTAAAATGGGGGTTTTGATTCATCAGACTCTAAAGCAATTTCGCTTTGAGTTCCTTTGCTCTGTAATTTACGAATTATATTGACTCCATCTAACTCAAACCCTAAATTATTTCTAAGTGAACGTAATCTTATTGGGTCATCTTTCGGAGTCGGTCGACCGCCAGTTTCCATTTCCTTCACTTTCGATACGTGAATATGGGTTATCATCCAGTCGGATGCGTGGTGAATGTATCTATGAAACACATAGAAGTCATCTGCGCGAGCAACAAATATAGAACCCATTGCTACATCATATTCATTTGGCGGTTCGGTTAGACCCGCGTATTCGCCTCCTGAATGCTTACGTCTTGCACTTTCGCTATTTGGGTGCATCGCTACATAAAGGCTAACCTTATTCTTTTCGGCAAACTTACGAAAGCGACTACCGCATTCTAAATGGTAATCAAACATTCCCACGCCCTTGACTAAATCCCTATCAGGAGCAAGTGAGTTATAAGGATCTATAAACATAGCATCGAACTTCTCAGTATCGTATTGTTCTTGCGCTCTTTCTAAGAGGCTTGGAACGCTATCTAAGGTGTCCGTTTTTAAGAACGTGAAGAACTGCGACCAATAGCTATATTCGCTTTGCAACTTTTGTGCGCTCATTTCGGTAATAAGTTGACCGTTGGTAAACTCAATAACCTTTCGCATCAAGCTACTATTCTCGTTCTCGGATGACCATATAAGCCATTTGATGTTATGTTTTACCGTCCACGCAGTAAACAAGAACATTGCCGCGTGTGTCTTACCGATGTTTGAATGTCCAAGAATAATGTTAAACGTTCCTTGTTTATATCTAAACCATTCATCGGTACGCAATCCGAGCGTAAGACCCTCCGTAACTTTACCGCTACGGAGGTTCTCTAGCTTTAATTCAAGTCCGTTATCAATCATCAGAACGGCAAGTCATCGGAAGCAACTACCTCGATTGGCGGTTGTTCGTTAGTAGGTTGCGCTCTAGTGAAGTGGTCGTTCTTAGCTTCGCTCGCATCAACTCGGTTAACCCAAGCCTCAAACGATTCGGCTAATTGCAACACGTGTTCCTTAGTAACACCTTGCTTGCCACTTAGAAAGTCAACGGATGCCTTCAACATCGACTGGCGAACAATAGACGTTTGACGTGAATCGTTGCCGCCACCGAAGGTGGGTTTGCTATAACCGTTTGGCTTTGAACCGCTATAACCTTCTTTCTTCTCACCGATAAAGACCTTACTGAAGTTCCCTTTTGCGGTTAATTCATAAGACATCTTTTGTCCTATGTGTGAACCATCGGCGAAACGTTTGTCGTTAAACGAACCTTGCTTCGCGTAGGTTTTGGCAGTTGTGCCGTTGTCTAGTGTAATCTCGTACACGTTTGAGTCATTGAAGTCGCCTTCGGGTTTGACTGATTGGATGATTCCTTCCATTTTTGTTTTAATTTAAATTATTAACAGATTTCAAATATACACTTTTTTAAGCCAAAACTAAGAATGCAATTATAGACATAAGCGCAATCCATATAAATACATTCCGTATTTGATAGCTTCGTTTTAGTTTTTTGATTTGGTCGTGCAAATCTCGGTAGTCATCTCGTTTCATTTCTTCCTTTTTTCTTCTATTATTCTTAAAGATTCACTATAAAAACGCCTCTAATGTTTTCTTTTAATGTTACAGCGATGCGGTAGCCTTCGTAATCCCAAGCCATAATAATCTCACTTCCACCGACTGCTATACTCGTGCTTAAAGAACCGTAGTCAAATTTGCTGTCAATGTAACTCGCTAAATAGCTGTTGTCAATGTCAGGGTTACTGAAATCTAAGCCAGCGTTACCTAGAATCGTAATTAACTCAGCATAGGCGTGTTTAATTCCAACCGCATTATCCTCTACCAAATAGACAAACATCGAAGAAGACTCGATGTAACTCCATTCTTCCCAATCGCCATTATTTCCCCATTCTAAACTTGTGGGGTATGGTGTAAAGTCATTTGGCAACCACTCTTGTGCTGTCGCAAATAAACTCATTGCCATTAAAATTGCTGTTGTTACTAAATTTTTCATCTTTCTTTTATTTATTGGTTATCCGTATTTTTCGTTGTACCATTCTTCAAAATCCTTTCTTGCGCCAGCTAAATCGCGAAAAAAATAAGATATTGCATCTTTATCTCCATTAAATTGAATCATCCAAGCCTGAAAGGCAATGTCTTTCGACTTGTTCATCGCTTCCTCGTGGCGTTGGTTAGCCATACGCCTAAGATTCATTAAGTAACCCCATTCCAAACAACCCTCGTCAAGGTCGTAATCAACGACCGAGTTCATATCCTCTTTACTTATCAATTCTTTCATATCAGTTTAATTAGTCGGGTTGCTATTTAAGTTTTTGGTTGATTTTTTAATTAGTCTTCTAATGTCCAATAGTCCCACTCTTCACTCATCCATATGCCTTGCGTACCGTTATGGTACACAATTAGCGTATCTCTTCGATTCTCTACAAACGTAATACCATCTTCAAGCCAACGTGATAGGGGTCGTGTAACGGTTCGTCTTATCGTGTCTGACCAAATACTATCAGGCGTAGCCGAAGATAGCTTAGAAGTTACGGTGTAATACTCCTCGACTGGCGTTGTATCCAATACAATACCGAAATTACCTAATGGTTCAGCATCTATCTGATCCATCGTGGTGAAGGTTGGTTGTTTAGGTTCTACTAATTCTGTCTTTTCGCAAGACATAAGGGCTAAAGCAATAACCGCAGTTATTAGTATCATTAAGATAGCGGTTCTATTTGAGTTCCAAGTTTTCATAATTCGTTTTTTTACCAACTCGGAAGGTTCGTTATACAAAAATTATCTCCAACATAAGAGTTCATCCAAACATATTCGTCAAAGCAAAGCGTTGTCTTGTTCCCTGAACAAGAGTTTCTAACCGTCAACCAATAACATCCATTATCAATGCCATCGTCTGTAATTGTTCCGCAGTTACACGCTTGTTCTTTTTCGCAACTCATTGTAATAGCCGCTGCCGCTAATAATACTAATACTCTTTTCATTTTACTTGTTTTTTTTGAATTCCAAATTTTCATAATTCGTTTGCTTCTTCGTTTATAATATAGGCGGCTACGGATGCAAATAACGTAACGCCTGAGAATACTAAGGCGGCAAAGTTATCGTAGTTCTTAATCGCTAACGCTAAAGAAGCGATCGCTACCAATACGAAAATTACTGCCGTTGCTTTGTCAATGTTCTTTTCCATATCGTTTGATTAATGCCCCGCCCGAAGGCGAGGCTGATTTATATCATAAAGTTTTTATATTCCCTTCAAAACCAAATGAACGAATATGTTTAACCGCTTCTTCGTGAGTTAATCCGTATGCAAGGGTTGGTTTTTTGTCTTTTCCGTAATAGCCCACAATTACGGGTATCGAAGGATTTCGTGGTGAATTATCGTACCAAATGGTTTCAATCATTGCGTTGTACAATTTTACTCCTTTAGAGTCGGTATAGGAATACTTGATTCTTCCTTCGGCTTTTGATTCTGTGTAAGTTGTCATATCGTTTAGTTAATGCCCCGCCCGAAGGCGAGGCTCTTTATTATTTACTTTGTTTTTAATAATTCAATGGTATCGCTAAGGTCTTCTATCTGCTCCTTGTACCATTGCTTAAATGGCACTGCTTTAACTTCTGCTCGTTCACCATCAATTTTCGTGAATGAATGTTTGGAGATAACCTCCTTAACCCCTTCCTCAGTCCATTGTGAAGGACAAGTCTTTGTAGTTAGGTCAGCCACTTTATTGCCGTCCTCAAGAGTCTTAGTGCATACTGTGTACGCTCCGCAAGTTAAGATGTAGTTGTGTGATACTAACATTCCCTCACTCATAGCGAGTTGAGAAGTTAAGGTTTCTTTGCGGTCTTCTAGCATTTGTAGCATTTCCTCTGTCGTTTTCATAGTTATAAATTTTTGTTGTTGTTTGATGAGGCAATACTACAACTAATTTTTGGAACTACAATACCCTCAAGACAAATTTTGCGGAATTTTTTTCTAATTCCTTGTCAACCAACATTTTAAGGGAAATAAAAAATTTGGGGTTATCGTCTACAATCCAACCAGAAGACCGCAAAGCATCGTTAAAGAACTTAACCATCATCGCGTTATTATCCAAGTCTAAACGATTATTGAAGTAGCAAGTGATACCGTAGGTATCTATTGTAGGCTTGTCGTAAGCATCAAACATATTTTCAAACAGAAGCCGCCATTCGGCTTTTAATTTGCTTCGAGTAGTCCAATGCGGTGCTGAATATATTTTGTTAATGCTTACGCTACCTTTTATGTAAAAAACGTATTCAGTCATCAGAAGCATCTAAAAGAAAGCCTATAAACTCTTTATCTAGATGGAGAATCTTTTTTAGATTCTCTCTTTCTATTTTTTTTGCATTTGGAACTGAGTTTTGAAATAGCATCGCGTTCTTGTGTAGAACGCGATCTATCTCTTTTCTAATTTTAGCGCAAGTATGATATGTTTTATTCATTTGTAGTATATAAGTTAAACTAAAGAAAAACAAGAAAGAAAAAACAACCGTAAGAAAAAAGAAAGAAGAAAAAGAAAAACCCCCCTACCCCCCATTGGGGGTTTTATAAAAAGAATCCTCGCCGCCGTGCATCCATCTTTCGATTGCTTACAAGCCGTTGGTACTTATTTTGAGTTGCTATCCAACCGACAACTACGACAAATATACGAGTGTTAACGCCTAAAAGTTACGTTGTAGTCGTATTTTTTTCGTCTAAATAGTCTAAGTAGTTGATTTCCAAAGCTAAAGATTTTAACTTTTCTATGTAAATAGCACCATCAAGTAGTTCTTCTTGCAGATGGTTTAGCCATTCGATGCGGCTTAAGTCGCCACGTTCCATTGTTACGCCGTACTTCGATTCGCCTATTTCAGCACGCGTACGAATCTTGTCTATTACCCTTTCTTCTATTTGGCTCATTTGATCAATAATTTGTCTATTATACTTCGTAATATAAGTAAAACAAGTAATGCAAGGAAAGCCCATACCAAAATGTTTTTCACATCATCCCAAAACGTAGGCGGGTTCGTAACGTACTTAATGCGTTCAACTGGAATCTCTCGTATCTCAGTTTCGGTTTCAGCCGTTACGCTAATTATCGGATTGACATTCATTGGCTCAACTGGGCGCAACGTCAACGTAATACCATCTTTGGTAATCACCGTAGGCTTGCCAAAAGGCAAACTAACAAGCGTATCTACTCGCCTTGCGTGTATTGTATCGTGAATCGTATCTATTAACGTAATTGTAGGGTCTAACGATATTGCCTTTCTAATATGCTTTTGGGCGCGTTTCTGCGCGTTACACCCGCTCGCTAATATAAGTACTGCGAGAATAAAAAATAATTGCTTAAAACGCATTTAATCGTCATATCGAGTTATCCAAAAGCAAAAGAATGGAACGTAAATAGCAATGCGTTGTGCATCATCCCAATTATATACGCGAGTTCCAATCAGCATCCCGCCGTAGAACTCCAAAGTAAATTCCCAATCGTCAAACATCAGTAAAGCCATATAACATTAGAAGGCTTAGTAGTGTCATTATCCACGTGAATAAAAGTACGACCGATGCCAAATCGGTTAAAACCCGCCTTCTGTAAAGCCGATAATACAATCTTCCTTTCATTACTGTTTTCTATTTTTATATCTGCCGCACATCCCTTAGTATGCGCTGAATTGCTTACGCCTCCAACTAGCTTGTTATGCGATGCACTACGATAACCGCTATTGATTTTGAACGGAATACCCGCAATGCCTCGTGCTGAATCTAACATATATACGAACGTAGAATCCATTTCAACGCCCGACCCTTTAACATCGGGACTATCAAATTCTGCAGCAGTAAAAAAAGTAACTACCGCAAATACACTACCCCCAATTATGCCTGCTGTTTTTGCTTTCATTGTCCGAACAAATGTTTAATTAAAAATCCCGCTACCGCACCAACAGCGCTTCCAATAGCAATAAGCGCACGATTCACCGCCTTTTGGGCTTCCTCTTTACGTTCAAATCGCTCGATTGCTTTCATCGTTTCCTGCTGGTTCTTATGTATCTCTTGCATCTCCCGATACAAGTGCTTTACCAATTCTTTGGTAGTCCACGCGTTCGGGTCTATAATCTCATCTTTTTCCTCAAACATAGCCTCTGAAAATTGCGAAGCTAATTGCCAAGCCTCTGATTGATTCTGTGTTCGCGTGCCATTCTAACACGGCTAACCTCCCATCCTTGCATACATATCTATTGGTAAACCCATCAAGACCAGTAGAAGTCTTTTCGCCATCTATTAAATCGTCCCATATCTTAAGCGTTCTCTTTACGTCCTCCTTATATATTAGCTGAAAGTAGCTTTCGTCTATGAGTTCTTCTTTTGAATAGCCAAGCACTTCAGCAAACTTTTTGTTGATTCTAACGAAATGCCCGTACATATCTACAATGGATATAAGCACTTCGCAGTTGTCAAGTAACGAAACAATCGTTTGGTCGCGCTCAAGTATTTTTTCAACCTCTTCTTGAGTTAATCTTACTCTAGTCATTACTTTACTTCTTTAACGATAGTGTTTAAGAACTCAACGGTGATATTGGCATTGTCCGCTACATTTTCTATCCATATCTCAAGATAGTCATTCGTTGTAAGTTGCGTTATGGTCTGAATAGAAATACCTTCCGCACGGTTACGGCTGTCGCTTCGTGTGTACATTTCAGAGTCAGTAAGAACAACTCCGTTTTTAGCAACATAAAGCCCAACCGTTTCATTGGATGAAGCACATACAAACGTACAAACCGTAGATATTTGGAAGTCCCCTTCTAACGCTCCAACATAGGTAAGTCGGTTATTGGTGTGTGTGAACTTTTGGTTAATTGAATTGGCTGTTGTCGTGCCAAGAATTTTAGTAGGCGTATCTGCCGCACTAAAGGTCGTTGGCGTTGCGTTCTCCCGCATATAGTAGTTCCCTACTGCCGAAGTATTTACAATACCCTTACACTCTCTAAAACGTGGCTCGTTGTCAGTAAGGAACTGCCCAATGCCACTTAGGTATGTACCACCCCCGCTAAAGTTACAAGTATCTAAAATGTAGCTATCAACTGGAATGGTAGCGTTTGCATCTACCTCTATTGCTACCGTAGAACCGAAAGCTACAAAAGAAGAATAGATGACTCTGAAGCGTCTTGTTACCACGCAACTCGACTGAAGGGTTATTAAGTTGTTTGTACCATCGCCTACAAATAGGGAATTGTCGATACCAATAGTTCCAACGCTACCCGCAAAAATGAACTCACCCGCAGATAGTATCGCTCCTTTAGAGAATATAAAGTTATCTATATCACCAAAAATGCAAGATATATCAAGGTTTTGGAAGTTAACTCCAGTCCAATCAAGCGCAATAGGTTGCACCCCCGTATTGCTTGGGTTGACCTCAATACCAACACCCTGACCCTTGAACGTGATGTGTCGAATAGGTGTGGTGAAGTCGGTTTGAAATATAGGCTGTTCTAATGCTAGCCCAGTCGATGTAATAGAGCAATTTTCTGAAGATGCCCCAAGTATAGTTGTATTCGCCGCGCCGATAATTCTATCTCCAGTAAGATCAACGTGGTCGGTAAAGTAATACGTTCTATCTGACTCAAGCGTAATAATACCGCCAACTGGCGTAGGCAAATCGCTTTTTGTCGCAACAAAAGTAATGTTAGCGGGGTCAACCGACCCGCCGCCGTTGGTAATTTCCTCCCAAGAATTGCCATTGTTAATGAAAAACGCTTGTATGTCTGAATCAAACACAATAACACCCTCGCGCACCTCAGAAGCAATACGTTTAGCGGTAGTCATACTATCCGCCACTAAAGCATACCTTGTCTTTTTTGTTGTCTTTGCCATTGTATTATATTTTTAACTTCCGCAGTTCTCGCACTCTTCGCCTAACTCACAAGTCAAATCCCTTTGCGGTTGTTCTTTTTCTTCTAGTTCTTTTGTCCAATTCTTAAAGCTATCGCTTTCTTCAAAGTCGTGTGTTACTGTCATCCAAAAAAGAATTTTTCTCTGATTTTATTTACATTATTTATTTCAAATTGTTGCACGTCTAAGTACAACCTCTCTCCCATTTCCTTTGCTTTTTCTTTTGTCATCCCCTCAATCGCTTCGCGCCATTCACGTTCGTTGCTACACAAAATACCGTTAACACCGTTCTTAATTAGATTCGTGTATGGGTGAATGTTGCTACCGATAAAAGCGCACTTCTTGAATCCTGCTTCTAAGATCTTCAACTCCGACTTCATTTTGTTAAACTCAGTCGATTTAAGCGGCGCAATACTAACGTCTACATTATCATATAGCTTGGCGTAATTAAACACGTCTAACGGCTCTAAAATAGTCGTAGCACCTAATTGAGTTTTATAGTCTTGAACATCGGCAACAACGAGTTCTTTCCCTTCAGCCTTGAAGTTGTAGCCTCCTAGTTCTTCAACATCGCGAATATGACTTGCGCCTGCTATATATCCAAATCGAACCGAATCGCTTTCTTTTCTTCGATACTGCCATTGCGAATCGGAAGCATCTATTGCATTCGGTATGACAACCGAACGAGCGTTTTTATTCAACTTGGAAATTTTTTTAGATAGTTTCTTATGCGTAACCGTTACGAAATCACTATAAATGATACTATCAATGATGTGTTGGCGTTTGTTTTGCCCTTCAAACACCTCAATCATTGGATGCCAACTATCTAAAGACCAATGATCATCTTGGTCTATTACAATAAAGATGCCTTGCCTATGTAATTCATCTCTTAATGCTTGGTGTCCAAACTTAGGAACGAATCCCCTAGAAATAACCACCGCACGACAATCTCGCAATTCTCTATCGGTTAGGTCTGACAAATTTTCAAAGAACTTAACATCATATCCCTTCTCTTGCAAGTTCTTAAAAGGCACATATAGCCTATGGTATGAAACGCCTTTAACGTTCTCCTCGTTTAAGAGTACTCCTATCATTTTCTTTTGTTTTTAAGTAACGCCTTAGCTTCTCGATGTTTTGCGGCTTTGGCTTATATGGTGTCTTTTTCATAAATCAAAGCACCCAGCCGTGAAAAGTACTATCGCGACTTGGGTAAATATCATCGTTTGAATTTTCATTATACTCAGGAAACAAACGGTTGTTATACGACAAGTAGTCTATAAGCCTACGCGCATAAAATTCTGCTTTATCCCTTGTTTTTTGAACTAAAAAGTCAATGCGGGTTTTCGATGCGCTTTCAGCGTTCTCGGCTACTGGAACATAAACACCACCGTTGGCAATAGTAACACTTGCAAAAGGCAAGTAATCACTTAAAGCATATTGGATAAGTACTGGTTGTACGTAGTCATCTACAAGCGTTTGGTAGTTGCCAGTAAGCGTTGCACCTGAAATCTTAGTTTGTAGTGCTTCATATAGCTTAGTCCCTAAGATGTTTTGAATATGAATATCTTGCGCTTGCTTTACGAAAAAAATAAACTTATCGGTATCTACATTGCCGCCCAAAGGCGTTTTTGATACAATATCGTCTGTCGTTATAAATAGTACTTGTGCCATTAGTTTTTATATCCTTTAGTTGGCGTGTCAATAGGTGCTTTTGCTACTAGCGGGTTATTCTTAGCCAATACCGCTCCCTCGCGGATTGCTTGGTTAACGCTTACTTTCTTAGTTCCCGATAACGATCCGCCACCCCATACTTCACCATCTTTTTTTAGTTTCTTACGATATACCCTACGCTCCCAAGCGTGATGACAATTCGCGCCGCCCTTGTATAGCCATACGCTATAAGGCTCGCCTTTAGATTCTGCGCCGCCTTTACTGCTCAAAGACTCAACATCTTCTTTGCGATATACACGACCCGCGCTTAGTAATGACTTGCACAATGTTCTAGATTCTCCCTTTGGCGTTTTGCGAGTGCCTTTCACATACGCATAGCGTACTTTGTATCTTGGTGTGTCTTGTTCGCTTGGTTCTTGTGCCGCAAAATCTTCTCGGCTATTCAAATAGCCTTCAACATCGTATTCGTTTTCTTCGCTTTCGACAATTTCACTATCTACGAACTCGAAGTCTTTTAGCAAATCTTCTTCCGATTCGCCAATGCTTTCAAGTTGTTTAACCAATTCATTTGCTAAATCATCTTTAAGGAATGGTCGGTCGTCTTTTGATAGGCTTAATTCTTCACCCGTTTCTTTTTCGCGTGTTTCCGAACTTACTGGTTGATTAATTTCGACAAACTCCAATGGCTGAAGTGTCTTGAAATATAAGTCTAAGCTATACCCTTGCGCGCTTAAGAGGTCATCTAAGGCATCAACTATTTTTTCTTGATACGGAATAACAACCGTGTTATCAAATAGCGTAGAAGCGGTCTTTAGTTCTTCAGCGTTATTACCTAATCCAGTTTGATCTTTAATTCCCAATAACATCGGAGAAGTAACGCGATGCGATACTAACAACTTACGCATACATTCGTCAGAAAGGAATTGATATTGGTTGTGTGCATCGGATAATTGAACCGCCTCAATAGTTGCCGCCGCTTCTTTGTCATCATTGAATGCAACAATAACGCGACCCGCATTACTCGAACCGCCAAACTTGCTAAGTACACGGCTTTCAATAAGCATACGCTCTTCTTCGCTTTCAGGAATACCGTTATTGAAGTTCACCATCATTGAAGGTGCAAGACCGTTCATAATGTTGTTGATGTGGTAGTTGCTTATTTCTTCCTCAAGTTGAGCGTATTGAACGCCCCCTTGATAATCTACTGGCGAATAGTAATAGTACCCACTATTGTACGGGTTGCAATATAATACTTGCTCTCCTTTAGGGTTTTCAGCGTTGAATACTGGAATGCGCTTTGGCTTTACCTTGCTTGTTCTACCGTTTACCTCATCCCAATCCCAAGCATAATAGTAAGCCTCAATATCGCCCTCGTCATTACATTTTTCAGCGCGTAATTTGTCAACTGGGAAATGTGCTACCTGAGTAATCTTCTTACCATCTTTAGACCAAACGACTTGCAAAGCAAATTTATTAAACAACTTCAAGTCGTGGGCAATGCGTTGCAACGTGTCTTTTTTAATCACGGAACTTAACCAAGTCCAAGCCTCGATTTGCCGATTCGCATTTGTTGCGCCCAAACCACGACCGTAAATCATTTTCGAAATAGCGGTAATAATAGCGTTATTAGTTGCGCTTCCGTTGAAGCGGTCGATAAGGTAGCTGAAGTAATCTTCGCCTTCTTGCGTAGTCCAATTCACCCACTCTTTATTCCGTTCTTCGGTTACTTCAGGCGAAGTATAAGTAGCTAATTGAACTACGTTTATTCTAGAAAATTTGTCCATCTATTAATATTGGATGTATTGTCGCGAAGAATCCCCCGCGTTGTGTTCAGTATATTTACCGCTATTGCGCGTATATTTATCAAAGTCAGTTTGTGCCGTTACATATACACGACCGAAATAAAGCCGTTTAACGCTTTCTGATCCGTTGTATTCGTAAAGGTATATATTATGCCAAGTAGCTTCATTCAAGTCGCTAAACGTTGCCGTAAACGCGCGTAGATATGTGGTCGATGCTGTTAGCGTTGGCGTTACCGTTTGCGAAGTGTTTGTCGCCTCGTTTGTAAGTACGATACGATAGTCGTTTGATTCGTTCACCATTGGTCTAATGTAGAACGTCAAACTTTGTGCGGTATTTATAGGCTTTAGTACCATTATATAAATAACGTTTGTTTTTGGCTTATGTATAATATAAAAAAGAAAGCCCCGCCAAAAGGCGAGGCAATCTAAAACAAAAGAAAGGAATCGTTAGAAAATCTTAGGCTTATTATATCTGTCCATTTCTTTGACAACTTCCATCGCCTCAGAAATTTCTTTCTCTAGTCGGCTGTACTCTGAAATTGTAGAAGCATTGTCAATACCTAACTTTTTAGCTTGCTTCTCGAAATCTCTTAATACGGACTTAGCATCGTTAGCATTATCTCTAATAATGTTCTTTGTTTTAACAAATCTAGTCCAAGCCGCCATCACCTCTTTCTCTAATTTTTCTAAAGGTATAACGGCATCCGTTCCTTGAGCATCAGCCTTGCTAAGTTCGTTGGCATATTGTTTCAATTCTGCCACGCTACTTAACTCTACCTTGTATGCCCTACTCTTATACATATATTTGTTCTTTTAAGGTTATTATGTACCGCTTACAACGGTTGGTGCGTTAGCTAGCCCTGCGAATGGGTCAACTTTAGTTGCACCAACTAACCAGTTAGCGGGTTTTTGCTCGCGACCTAGCATAGTAATTGAATACCCTACTTTATCGCCATATGCACCACCAATAATAGTAGTTTCACCTCCGTTGACATCGCATCCTTGCTCTAGACCAGCAATAAATGCTTCGCCATTACGAGCGTGAATAACAACGTGTGGTCTTCCATACGCCAACAAGCGGATTTCTTTTTGGTCTGCCGCCGTTAATCCTTTAAGTGAGAAGCTAAGGTTCTGCTCAAAGAACGTAGTTCCGTTATCACGTGAACTCTGAATCGCTTCGCTATAAGTGTTTTCGTCAGACTTTAGGTCGTACTTATAAGCCGTTACGCCAGTTCCTAAATCAGAAATAGCGTCTGTATCTCCAGTATCATAGGCAACCGTTCCAAGTCCATCGTAGTTAATAAAATAGATTGCATCAATTCCTCCTACGGAATCTTTACAAGCCTCTAATCGTCCAAGTGTTAAATCACACGCCATTGTTTTGTATTTTTAGTTTTGTTATTTTAGTTTATAAAGACCTCGATATATATTGCTTCACGTCTGCCTCACTATTTACTTGAAGTAATGATTTAAGAGTGTTCTCCATTGATTTAAACTGCGGGCTTGACCTATAATCAAAACCCATCTCTTTAGCTTTTCTTTTGAAATCTTCGGCAACTTGGGAGGCTTCTTTTTCTATTGATTTTGCGTCTGACTCAATACTAGCCGCTTGCTTATATACATCTTTGCCAGACTTAACTACCATCGCCGCTTCGTCTAAAAGCCTTTTCGACCTTTTAAGCGTGTTTTCAGCCGCTTTTTCCAAAGCATTAAACCTAGCTTCAAAATTAGTTAACTCCACTCTTTTAGAACTTAACTTATATGCTTTGCCTTTATACATCGGTTTTATTTAATTAAAAAAAGGCGGGCAAGCATCAGCAAACCCGCCCCTTTTAGTTTATGTTTAAGTCTTACGAGTAAAGAACGATGTCGCTACCAATTCCGTATTGAACCGCTCCAGTGAATCGCATAATTACGCGAACATTTTGGCTTCCATCAAGGTCTGCCATATCTAATACTTTCACTTCGTTGTGGTCTGATAACAATCCAGTACCGAAGAACAAGTTAGATTTTTGAGCCGCTACCATTTTGTTAGATGGTAATCCATCACATACAAATAAGTTGATACCATCAAATGAAAGTCCGATGTTTCCAACTCCGCGACCTGCGAACCATTGTGTTCCAGCATCGTTAGTACCAGCCGCGCCAACTCCGTTAGCCGCATATCCACCCAATGCACGAACATAAGCACGAGCAACGTTTTGCGGAACGTAGATGTTTAAGTCTTCTTTTCCGTAGATAGTAGAAGGAATAGCATCGGCTACTTTGCCCAATTCTGCAACAACGTTAGAAGCATCAACGGTTGTAGCTGTTACGTCAATAACGCTAGCATCTCCTGAAAGCAATTCTAAGAATCCAGCGAACTCACCAGTTAAAGCGTTTGAGCCTTGCCAAATGTTCTTCTCGATTTTTTGCGCTACTTTTTCAGCCGTATGGGCAACCATAAAGTCGGCGAAGTTTGGAGGCAAGTTATCGTGTGCGCTATATCCCATTGAAACGGCTTCCCAATCGCTTCTGAAATCTGCCTTACACAATTCAAGATTTACTTGGAAAGTTTCAGGCTCAAGGATTTGCTCGGCAAGCGTCAAGGTTGAAGTATCTGTAAAGTCGCAAGTGCCATCTTTTACGATGTCATCAATCGCGTAGGTTTTAATAACCTCTTTGTACTTTACGTTTGGTTTGATAGTTACCCCTTCTTGATCAAGGGTAGGTGCAGATAAAAGAGCGGCGGCAATGTATTCGCCCGCGAACTCTCCTGCGTAAGTTGTTGTGATGTTTGTTGTTGTAGCCATTTTTTTTTGCTAGTTATATTGTTTAATTATTTGTTTCCGAAAAGACGTTCGAATACTCGGTCTTTAGTTGTTCTTGAGTTAACGCCTTTAGCGCGGTTAAATTTAGACTTTACACTTGGTGCTTCTTGTGGAGCGGCTTTTGTTGCAACCTCTGATGGTGTTGCAGACAATTCTTCTTTTACCGCCTCAATTTCAGCATCCTTTGCGCTTAGTTCTTCTTTGTGCGTTTCTTTCATTGAAGCAATTTCCGCTTTCAATTCTTCGATTGCGCTAAAGAATGTTTCGCGACTTACGCTTTCGGTTTCCACTACCTTCTTAGGCTCTTTGGATTCCGTTGACATTTCTTCTTCTTCGGTAGTTGCTTCTTCCGCTGGCTCGGCTTCGGCTTCTCCAATAGAAGCGATAACGCCGTTAGCATCAACGGTAAACATATTACCTTCGTCTGTGCGATACGAACCCTCAGCAAGCGGTACACGCTCGCCTTCTGCGGTAACCGCAAAAACGGCTTCGCCTACTTCAAATTCTTCGGCTTCAATCTTTACGCCCTCAATCATAGCTTCCGCAAGGTTCACCTCTTTTTCTACCACCGCTTCAGGCGTTGGATTTACGGCTTCTTGCTTCAACTCGTTTAGGAACGCAACGATTTTGTTGATTTTGTTGTTTGCCATTATAATTATTGTTTATACTTATCTCCCTTATATAAATAAGGCTAATAAGTTGGTTTGTATTATTTTCAGTTGTTTCCGTAGATGCTTCCTATGCCTTGAGCCTTTGTTGACCCATCGCAACACTTACGCGAATAGGTATTTTTCTTCCAACATAAGCACCCTCTACGACCGCCTTTAGGCGAATTTCTGTTATCCGGATCTCTTTTTGCCATATTATTTATTTAGAAAGTAATGAAACAAGCGCATCAATAAGGTCGGCTTCGGTATGATTAGCCGACATCTCAACCTTCTCGGCAAAATACCCTTCGATGCTAAAGCCTAAAACCTCACCAGTTTTGATGTAGTTATTCCAAACCTCATCATTCTCAACTTTCACGCTACCCATCCAAGTGCCTACTGGCATCTCCATATTGTACAATGCGCTTTTATCTTTTGCGCTATCTTCGACAATCCAACTTTCAGCCAAATACAAACCTTCAAGCGGAATTGCGTGTTCTAAAGTACTTCGAGATTGCTTAGACTTCTTCAAGAATAGTTCGCTCGCACGTCTTACCGTTTCTTTGCTGAAAAAGATTTGGTATTCTTCTTGCGTTTCTTCGTTGAATCGCACAATCGGCTTTTCAGGTATAAGCAAAGCACCCATAAGTAACCGCTTTTCTTCATCTACGGTCTTGAGTTCGTACCGTGCTTGCTTTGAAAGTGTAACGAAATTTTCTTCAATCGCTGGATTGCGTACAATAGAGATTGCATCAATTCCACCTTCTTCTTCAAATTCGTTGATTATTAGTTCGATTAAATTCATTATCCAAATGTTGATTGACCAACTACCTTTCGGTTCAGTTGGTTTGCATTATTTATTTGTTGAGTTGTTACGTATGCTTGAACTGGTTGCTGATTTTGGTTGTTTATAGCACCTTCCAATTGGTTAAAACCGCCTTGTAACGTGTTAAAGTTCACCGCTGGTATTTGTGGCGCGCCTCCTCCGCTTGGAATTGATACCGATGAACCACCGCCGCCTGAACTAGAGCCGCCGAATCCGTTAGGTATCTTAGTACTTGCTATTCTTTTAACTT